ATCACCCACTGCATCCACAATTCTAATAATACCAAACTTGTTGTCATCTGTGTGATCTTGATAATACATTTTATCTGTAAGTGCAGTAATCAATGGTTGTTCAGCAAAATATCCCTCAGCATCTTTGTAATAGTATAAATTATTGTTTGACTTACCGTACTGTATTTGTACTTTGGTTAGGTTAGCAATTTCTTGCACTTTGTTTAACTCAATTACATTGTCTGTGCCTGCTGTATTTGGAATCAGTGTTATTTTATACACAGAGTATCTGTCAGACTTTTTATGTATTCTTATTGCTTCATCAAATTTAGTTTCATTACGATCGTATGTGTCATTATCAAATGTAGATAACCTTTGCCATCCTGTGTCTGCAGGATCGCCTGCCAGTCTGTTTAAGAATATCACAGTACGACCTTGGAGATCTCTGATTTCATCAATACCGTCTGTGCTTTTTAAGAACACAGATTCTAATTGATTGTGTATTTCGTCAAATCTTAAGTTAGTGGCAAGATCAACTTTGGCCACAGTGTCCATGTTTAAGAAAAAGTTTTGTGCATCAGTGTCGGGCACATTAAATTGTATGGTTCCTACATCATCTGAATTGTTAGTAACACCTAGTATGTTACGTGAAGACTGATTAGGTTGTCCTGGCATGAGTCCTGCCTTACCAGGTGCCAACTGTATGGAAAATTTGTGTCCTAGTTGATTGACATTGAACTTGTAGTTGCCGCTTCTGGCCACAGTGATGGTAGGATTAGTACCTTCAATGTCTGAAAATGCATATGAAAATTCGTTTCTAGTAATTTCATACTCGTCTGATGATGATATTTCTGTAGCAGATATATCCACTGAGTCTGGGCCTTGTGGTAACCAGTAATACTGTGAAAAGTTTATGAACTTGTCGTAATCCACAAATGGGTCCCATGAATAACGTTCTGCATCAAACAGTCTATCATGTCTTGTAGTCAACGACCCGTCTAGTTTTAATGCATTGACAATACCAGGATACGTGATAAAATCTTCAGGACTTCTGGTGTCTGTGACATTGGTAACCACTGCTGGTTCTAATTGATAGTTAGCACGATCTTTGGTTAGTTCTGCAATGTAAGAATCTTTAGCACTCACACCCAGGCCTATTTTACGACCAATATATCCATCCAGTTTACGTATATCTGGTTGTTGTACTAATTGCTCCAGTGTGGTATTCAAAAACTTTTGATTAGTTTTGGTTCTGAATATCTCAGGTAGTAAATTTGCTGTTTTTATAGTGGCCATTATACTGACTGCCTAAGAGCACCAGATGTCAATGCGTCTATTACTTCAATGTCTTGTGTGGTGGCCGCATTCACAAATATTTCGTTGGGTGCAGATCTAATTTCATACAAGTCACCAAACACCTTGGTTGGATCTGTAGGCACTATAACCACTGATGACACAATGTCACCTAGTTCTTCATGTAGATATGCTGACAATTCAGAAAAGTAAAATACATCTCCAAAGTCCCATTTGTCAATGGTAAAGTATTCATTCAATGATGCAACCACACGTGATTTAATTTCACCTATGCTGACCACAACCTTGGGTTGTTTGATCACTTTGATTGTACCTTGTAATTCTGTAGGTGCTTTGGCACCAAACAATGGTTTGAAAGTTACAGAGTTAAACACCATATCGTCTGACAACATTTTGTATTGATTCAATGAATTGTATGCCAATGATAGTTCATCAATAGTTGGTTGCACAGGCAGTGTGACTTTTGCTGTGGTATCTTTGATGTAGTTAATATAGTTAGTGTAATACGTGTTAGTCACAAGATACAAATCAATGATGTTAGTCAGTCCAGGATCAATTCTACGTGTGTTAGGTGAATTGTGTTTGTATTTGAAATACAAATCCTGTCTACCAATTTGATATATATAGTCTGTGCTTTCTGTCAGAGTATACACTGTGCCAACCACTGATAGCACATAAAACTTTTTGTCTGTGTATGCATAAAATACCTGACCATCTAAATATTCTGTTTTGTCTATTTCAATAGCATCTTTGGTAGCAAACAATATGTTGACCACTGCGGATGCCAATGGTATGGTTCTTTGTAAGTTATCAAAGTCTGTTTGTTTTTGTAGAAACACATATTTAACATTGGGATTCACTGTAGGATCAACTAGATCTTTGAATATATCTGGGTTGTCTGCTACACCATCTGCATCTTTATCTGAAAATGATACTAGACATTTAAAATTGTCTACAAAACCATCTGTTTCTATTTCTTGACCAATGATGTCTAATTGCACATCTGTAGTTAAATTTTCATTAACATCTGGTTTGGTATTGGTTTTTAATACTTGCACAGAGTCGTCAATGGTTTGTCCTGTTTTAGGATCATACACTTTAGCATTAGAATCAAATATAAATCTATTTTCTTGCACTGAACCAAAGTAATATGTTAATGAACGATACTTTACTGTGTATATGTCACCATCTGTGGTAAACTGCACCAACCAAGATGCATCTGTGTTTGTGCCTGTGGTTGCTTTTTTAAAGTCTGTGCTGTATGCACCATTTTCTGCCAAGTTGTCTGTGGATATAATATACCATGAAGCCGTGGTTTCATCATAACCTAATCCAAAGTCTCTGAATACTTCAACTTGATCAATGATCAATGATTCAATGTCTGAGGGCAAGTCTGATACAAATTTAGGAATAACTTCTGTGGCCACTGCTGATGAAGGTATAAACTCGTTGAACGATACAGGTCCTGTACCATCATCCAAATTACCTTTACCAAAGTTTGTGCCATCTAATGTCAGTGCAGTGATGGTGGCCCATAGCACCAACTTCTCATTGGCTTTGGTTGGTGTACCTGCTTTTAATCTGTTGTTGGCATCAAAGAAAAATCCTGATGGAGGAGTAAATTTTACCAATGCACCTTTTTGTATGTACTTGGTGTTGCCCGATGCAAACTCACCAATGGACACTGTGCCTCCAGTGTTGGGATTTTTAAAATAACCAGTGGTTGAGTTGACCACTGCTGTGCTTTTGTTCCATGTCATGTCTGTGAGTGGTACTCTCACATATTTGTCATAGTAAAAATGTTTCATTTGTCTGGCTTTGATCACAGGCTCCAATTGATTGGTGATCATGTCAGATATATCATTGTTGTCTAAGAATGTGAATGTAAATGTAGGATCAGTGAATGATCTATAAAACATACCATCTGATGCAAATGCAGTGGTGGATGAATACTTGCCTGTAGGATCCAACAAGTCCAACTGTCTGTTGATGCCAATACCGGATCTGCCCAATGCTTTGGACTTCAATATAGAAGTAAACTTGGTGAATGGAAAGTTGTTGTAATCTTCACCGTTGACCATTCTGTTTTGTGTGTAGAATGATGATGGAGCACGTTCTTTGATTTCTTGTAACGATTCTCTGGCTTTGGCATTTGACACTGCTGTTTGTAATGATACTGTGAATGTCACTGTTTCTATTCTACCTGTACGTGACACGTATTGTATGGGTACCAGTACGTTTTGTATTTCTTCAGGATTGATCACATATTCTAATCCATTGGATGATCTCACAAAAGTTCTGTATTCTCCTAATGGTATCTTTGAAAATGTACCATCTCCAAATTGTAGATTGATCTGATCATCTGCTTGTGTGTTTACTGCAAACACTGTACGTTCTGTGTCTGTGGCTTTGGCCAAGGCATCTTGTGCAAATATGTTATCTACTTTGCGCCACTCTGTGAGTGTACTATTTTTACTTTCAAATAACCATACATCATTTTCATTGATGCCTGGTATGTTGATACCCACTGATCTATTTGAAAGTCTGTCAGACAACACAAATGACTGGTCTGATAATTGTCCTTGTTTGAATGAGAAAAAGAATCCTGTGTTTTCTGAACCGTAACCTAGTTTGTCATTTCTGTACAACACATTGAATGTGCCAGATGGTCTTGGTGCTGGTTCATACACATAAGTCTTGTCCACTGATGTTGCTGATACAATTTCAAAATCCATGGCCAGTCCATCTATGGTGGCTTCAAATGCTGAAGTAGGTATGGTATTAGTGATAGTGTTTATTTGATACTCGTCTGTGGTTATACCTAATATGTCTTGTGAATTGCCTGGTTTGCCAAAACGTTGTGAATCAACCATCACTGCGTTAATAATAGCATTGAATTGTTCTAACCAATCTGGGTTAGTAACATCGTTCCAGTTAATGGTAATGCCTGATAAATTTAAATTGTTAAAGTCTGACACAGATTCTGTGGTTTGTATGGCAGTGACTTTTAGATATCCTTCTCCAGATAAATTTCTTTTGGGTGCATAAGATACCAAGTTGGCCAACTTCAACACTGAATCTCTACGTTCAGCAGTGTCCATGAAGTTTTCACGTGTGTTAAGATCTGTTCTAAATGCCAAACCTTGACCCATGAATGCCATTAAGTCTAATAGTGCAACAAATTCTGAGGACTCTGTGTAATCATTGAATGTTTCTGGGTAATACACTCTCATGTAGTCTACGAATGTTTTACGTATAGTTTCAAAATCATATGATTCAAAGTCTGCTTCTTTGAATGTACGGTACAATCTCTTCCAATCTTCCGCACCAAATATTGCTGTTTGTCTTGTTGTTTTTGCCATCGTTTATCCTGTGTGCTACTGTATTGTAGTATTTATCAGGATAATAAACTGGGTCGTTTATATATAGGAGGCAGTGATATCGTCTGTGTTAAAAAATAATTTTAACATTTGATTTGCATCAGTGACTTCTGTTTGTACTTCTATTTCTACTAACAATCCGTTGTCTTCTGTGTAAAATCTAATGTCTTGCACACTCACACGTGGATCACGTTGTATTTGTGTACGCATGGAAGTTTCTATTCTTTGCATGTTCACATCAGTGATGCCGTCAAACATGTATGACCATATGTCTGTGCCTATTTCAGGTTTACCAGGTACTTCACCTTGCTTGATCAACAATCCATTCAATAGATCTCGTTTGATTAAATCAAAGTCAGTCAAAGAAAACTTCTTGTTGGCTCCAATGGTGTTATATCCGTAGTATTTAGGCATAACAATATTTATCGATTATACATCAGTGTATTTTGGCTTTTGTATCTTAGGATCATTGATAATGGATGCAGTGTCTTGATCCAGTGCTGTACGTGATGTGGTGTTTCTATAATTACCAGGTGCTCCAAACACTTTGGTATCTATTTTGAGTTTTTCGTTGACATAGTCCACAGCATACCTGGCATTCTTCACTGTGTTGCCAATGTTTGCAGATATTGATTGACCATCTACCACAGGAGTTTTATTAGTGGCCCATGCAATCACATTGTCAGCACCATATCTGGCTCCTGCTGACAGCAATGGTCCTAGGTCTCTGGCTGATTCTGTGCCTCGCACAATGCCTGATCCTTTGAGTTTGGATAAAGTGTTGGTCAATAAATCTTCTTGTACCTTGGATTGCAGTTCTGTGCTTTTTAAAAATTCACCAATGGAATCTGCACCATTCTTTCCAGTCCAGGAGTTAGTGCTCTTTAACAC